TCATATTCGTGTTTGATCCGCTGGCAATATTACTACTGTTAGCATTTAACATATCCGCAGCACAGAATAGACGAATTGAATTTTTAGATATGGAAGAATTAGAGAATGACAAAAGATGATTATGACGATTTTCATAAAGTGTTGGAAGACATTGTAGCATCAAGAAAGTATCTTGATGGTGCATCTAGACCTTGGGGTCGCTGGTATGTCCTAGATGTGGATCAGGGATTCAAGGTAAAGAAGCTGGAAATTCTACCAGACCAGGCCATCTCACTACAGTATCACATCCATCGTACAGAAACTTGGACGATTGTTCAAGGCGAAGGCAAAGTGATTGTTGATGGTAATGTGTTTTCTGTCAAGAAGGGTGATACATTCTTTGTGCCAAGACAGGGCATTCACAAAATCACAAACACACATCTCAAGGAAATTTTAATTGCAATTGAGGTGCAAATCGGCGAAATTTGCAGAGAGGACGATATCGTTCGCTGCTAAATACAGCGTCACGGAGAATCGTGACGTTCAACATAATATAGGAGAATCTATATGTCAAACATGTTTACTTCCTTACTCAAGGAGATTGATAATGAATACGCTGGCATCGCGGATGAAGGAGTCGAAGCTGGTGATGTTACTGGTTTTATTGGCACTGGCAGCTATAGTCTTAACGCTCTGCTATCTGGTAGCATCTATGGGGGTTTACCTGCTAACAAAGTCACAGCACTCGCTGGTGAACCGTCTACAGGAAAGACCTTTTACGCAATCAATATTGTCAGACAGTTCCTCAGAGACAATAAAGATGGATTCGTCTTCTACTTTGAATCAGAATCCGCTATATCTAAGCAAATGCTTTCAGACAGAAACGTTGACACAAAGCGAGTTGCAGTTGTGCCAGTCGCAACTATCCAAGAATTTAGAACTCAAGCCGTAAAAATCCTCGACAAGTATATTGAAGACAAGGAGAAGAAGGATCGCCCGCCGATGCTCTTTGTTCTTGATTCACTCGGCAATCTTTCTACAGACAAAGAAATGGCCGATATCGCAGACGGCAAGGACACACGCGACATGACACGCGCACAACTTGTTCGTGGTGCGTTCCGTGTTCTTACACTCAAGCTTGGTAAGGCTAAGGTGCCTCTCATCGTGACCAATCACGTTTATGATGTAGTAGGTTCGTATGTTCCGACCAAGAAGATGGGTGGCGGTTCTGGTCTTGAATATGCTGCATCGACCATTCTGTTCCTGTCAAAGAAGAAAGACAAGGACAAAGACGGTAGTGTATCTGGCGCAATCATCACGGCCAATCTCAAGAAGGCTCGTCTGACGATTGAGAACAAGAAGGTCGAAACTCTACTCGACTATTCTTACGGCCTTGATCCATACTATGGTCTGATTGATTTGGCTGAAAAGTTTGGTATCATGAAGAAGGTAGCAAACAAGTATGAAATGCCAGATGGAACTAAGGCTTTCGAGTCTGTCATTCAAATAAATCCAGAAAAGTATTTTACAAAGGACATCATGGACAAAATTGACGAAGCATGTAAGAATGAGTTTCTTTATGGTAAGTCCAATGTCACAGATACGGAGGAATCTGAATGATTTTAGGTACAGATTTCCGATTCAGTAATGTCTATAATACGGACACAACTGCTATTCAGTTATTGACAGAAGCATACAAAGATGTTATATTTCGTTTTACGAACGTAGGCATTCGTGAAAATCCAGAAGATGGAAATGCCACTCTTCGGTTCTCTTACGAAATACTTTCATCAGGTAAGTTCAAAGAAGAGTTGCTGCGTAAGGATAAGTATTTTGAACAGCATCTTGGTTTGATATTGAATACTTTAATCATAGATATTGCGGAGTTGGATGGTGCAGATAGAGAAAGTTATATTGAAGAATCTGGTGAAGAACGAATCGTTCACGCGAAGGGTTCTGCCGTTTCTCAAGAGTGAATACTTCACGAATGAAGTTGAACGCAACATCTTCAACGAAATTCGTGATTTCACTATCAAGTATAACAATCTACCTACCACAGACGCATTGCTGATTGAAGTTGATTCACTTCGCGGGTTGACAGCAGACCAGGCCAGAGACGCATCTACTCTCATCAAAGACCTCAACGCTGATGAAGTGGATACAAATGCAGACTGGCTTCTTGATAGCACCGAAAAGTTCTGTCAAGAGAAAGCAATCTATAATGCAATAATGCAGTCTATCGAAATCATGAACAACAAGGGTGGCACTCTCACAAAGGGTGCCATCCCTGATCTATTGACACAAGCACTTGCTGTCACTTTTGATCCAAATGTTGGTCACGATTATCTTGAAGACTTTGAAGAACGATTCGAATACTATCATCGTGTCGAACACAAGATTCCTTTCGATCTAGATTTCTTCAACAAGATTACCAAGAATGGTTTCAGCCGTAAGACACTCAACATCTTTTTGGCTGGTACTGGTGTCGGTAAGTCTCTGACTATGTGTCACATTGCTGCCGCTTGTTTGGCTCAAGGCAAGAATGTGTTGTATATCACACTTGAGTTGGCCGAAGAAGAAGTTGCAAAGCGTATTGACGCAAATCTCATGAACATTACGATTGATGACTTGCTCCAACTTCCTCGTGATTTGTATTTGAAGAAAGCTTCTGTTCTCAAGAACAAGGCACAAGGAAAACTTATCGTCAAGGAATATCCAACCGCAGCAGCATCCACTTTGCATTTCAAAGCCTTGCTGAATGAGTTGCACTTGAAGAAATCATTCAAGCCAGATATCATCTTTGTTGACTATCTAAACATCTGTGCATCTTCTCGCATCAAGCCTGGCGGTAATGTGAACAGTTATACATACATCAAGTCTATCGCAGAAGAGTTGCGCGGTCTTGCTGTAGAGTTTGAAGTGCCAGTTGTTTCGGCCACTCAGACAAACAGAACTGGCTTTACAAGTTCAGACGTTGGTCTTGAAGATACTTCCGAATCGTTTGGTCTTCCTGCTACTGCTGACTTTATGGCAGCCTTGATTTCTACCGAGCAACTACAAGAACTAAATCAGATAATGGTAAAGCAGTTGAAGAATCGATATTCTGATCCGACTCAGAACAAGAGATTTGTTATCGGCATCGACAAAGCAAAGATGAAGTTGTATGATGTAGAACAATCCGCTCAGATAGATATTGTTGATAGTGGTCAAGTTCCACAGACAAGTAGTTCAAAAGATAAGTTTAAAAGTCTAAAGGTGTGACATGACAAGCGACAAGATAGAACTAAGGCAGAAGTTCAAAGAAGTAAGCACGGATGATCCCAAAGAGATGACCGACGAAGACTTTGAGATTATATGGGCAAAAGAGTGTATGTTATTTTATGGTCAGATATTGACTGGAGAAAAACGACACTATTGTCCTGAGTGGGACTTTATGCCGATAGACGAAACTTGTGAATTTGAATTTGAAGCCTGCACCTGCTATCTGGAGAAAAAGAATGGATAACTACTACGTTCTACCACTTGAAGTCAACTCTGATTACATCTGGTGCGTTATGGAAAACAAGACCGAGCAACTGATTAAGGCTTTTGAGTTCGAGGAAGATGCATTAGACTATGCTAATTTTCTGGAATCAGGCGGCGGCTTTGACGGATTCACTCCGACTTTTGTACTACGGGAAGTTGTATTCGCACGGAATGTCAACGCCGACTTCTCCGACTTCATTTCTGCTTAAAACTCGGTAGGAATGGGCTGGAAAAGCGACTGGCCAGCGGGTAGTATGGATATATCTGGCTGGATCTACCCGCTCCAGCCCTCTCCTCCTGCGTCTGGACCGACCTCAATAAAATCAATCACTTAGCCGAACGACAAATCAAGCACTTAGCCCATGCTCTGGATGCATAGCTGGTATGCATTTTGACCACTTGAAAAACCGACTTGCCATCCCCATCTATAGTGTATGATGACGGAGAACACTATGACCCTCGTTGAACATCTTGCAAAGCTTAACGCTGAAAAGCTGGCTTGGATTGCCGAAGATCCGGACAATCGTTGGACTGGTCTCTATGTCGAGGAACTTGATTTCTGGGCCGAGATGGGTGTCACAACTGTGGCTGAGTTTAGGCGTTACGAAAACGAGACCTTGTTCTGGGAAATGTATAAGGACGTTACGGGTTGTCGTCCGCGCCACATCAATCTCAAGGACATGTCCGACGAGGAACTGGAACGTGAGATTGATCTTCTCGGTCGCATGATGGAAGATGAGATCAAGCGCGAGGAAGAGTGGCAGCGCCAGGAAGAAGAATATCGCCTTGAGCAGGAAGCGGAACGGGCCGCTTGGCTGGCTGAACAGCCCGAAAAGATTGACTATGTGGCTTGTCATTATCAGGAAGGTTGGCTCTAATGTATAATCAATATTCGTCCGAAGACCAGATTGAACGTGCGGCCGAGCGTATGATGTATCGGCTT